AAAATCCAAAAGACTTTGAGATGACACCAGAGCAAGATGCTTTTGATATTTGGTCAAAAGCTGGCTCTAATGGAATGGCAAAGTATTTGGTTGGCAACAATGAACACAAGACACAGTTCTGGACTGCTGGTGCTGGATGGTATGCAAAGAATCTGCATGATGAGCAGTTGGATTTAATCAGCTATCTCCATCACCTGACTGAAAGGGTAAAGCTCTGCCAGCTTCTAGCAAAAATGATGGAGGATGAGGAAGTATCATTGAGGGATGCCGCAATCCTTCTCAACAACTTGGTTTCGGATAAGCCCCCACAAAAGCTACCGAAACTCTCCAATGACTAAACAAAAAATCGTCGGAGCAATTGTTGTCTCCGATTTACATTGCGGTTCGACTGTAGGCTTGTGGCCTGATAACCACATTACTTCTACTGGTAATAAAATTGGTCTTGGTAACAACCTTCACCAACGATGGCTATGGCAATGCTGGAATGACATCCAGAAAAAGATCAAAGAACACTTCAAGGATGAGCCATTTGCTTTAATCGTAAATGGTGACTGCATAGAGGGCAGGCATCATGGAACTACAGAAGTTGTTGTTGCCCTAAACTTTGACCATTCTTTAGCCGCTATAGAATGCCTAAAGCCCCTAGCAAAAATGGCATCTGTTACCTATATGACTGCTGGTACAGAGTGCCACGTTGGCGATTGGGAAAAGATGATCTGCAAAGAGATAGGAGCTAAATGGCTAGGAGATAAAGGGCTTATAGAAATGAATGGCACACTCATGGACATAGCCCACCATATGCCAACAAGTGCTAGGGCATATCTTGAGGCTGGAGCTATGTCGATTACAATGGGCAACGCCAGACAAAATTACTCCCGTGTTGGTCATAGGGTTCCAAAATTATATTTACGAGGCCATAGACACACGGGAGGAATCTTTAATGATGGATCAGGAATCTTTATGGTAACTCCAGCTTGGCAGTTACTTACACGATATGGACACAAAGTAGTAGGTGACTCTATATGTCGCCCCGGATTTGGAATCATAGATTGGCGTGGATGCGCCAAAGGAGAGTTACCAGCAACCAAACTAACCGTATATGAACCAAAAGAAACTAAACCCGTCTGAATCCGATTTAAAAGCATCCATATATGCTTGGACAGATAAAATTGATACTCCTCCAAAAGCAGAAGTTGATAAAGTTCCAGAAGGTTGGGTAACGATGAAACAACTGGCTGATCATAAAAAAGTACCTTTGACTACTATGTATTCAAGAGTAGCAAGGCATTTAAAGGCGGGTACAATGCAACAAAAAGAATTTCTTATTCATAATGGTAGGTGTACCCAATACATTACCCACTATTACAAAAAATGAAAAAGCCCAAAGAATACTACCTAGAGATAGACATCTATAGAGGTGGTTGTTGGTTGCTTTGGCCTTCCAATAGAAAACAGGCAGAGGAATGGTATAACAATAAGTTCAAACCCACAGAACGCCAAGAGTTTAGTTCACTTGATGAAGCTGATGCTGTATCTATCCTTGGAGTTACCAATGTCATTGTGCTTACCGAATGGCACTTTAATCCAGAATGGATCAGCAATCTAACCCATGAATGTCTCCACGTTGCCAACCACATCCTAGAAGTTAGGGGAGTAAAAGAGGAAAAAGGTTGCGACGAGGCTCAAGCATACCTCGTTGGCTTTCTCGTCAGCCGTCTCCTAACGGCCTTAAAGAGCGTTAAGCAAAAGTAAGCAGATCACCCTGATGATGTGCAATAAGCTGAAGGATTGCCTTTCCCTCATCAGTAGCAACATGACCCGTTCCTTGGCACTTCCAGCAAGGCTCTCCCTGCCCATCATCATACCAATCGGTTCCTGTACCCCCGCACTCATTACACACTTTCTCAAGCATGGTCTGTTTGAATAGGTTATTCATAACAATCCCCCTCTTGACGCAATTTTTTATTCCTGTCAATACTTTTTTACAAAAGAAATGAAACAAAAAGATTTGATAGATAAAGCCAAAGAACTTGCTAACCTTGGGCAAGACTATGGAGCAATCGTTGGACAGCTTGAGGCTAACAACCAATTACTGCTCAAGCACTACGTCCTCAACCTACCAGAAGACCTTGCTACCAAAACTATCTATGGCAAAGTCGCATGGGCAAACAGAGAAAATGTCCCTAAAGGCAGAGGAAGACCACGCAAATGATTAATTGGATCATAGAACACTTTCAGTTACTTATCAGCGGTCATTACAACATGGCTATATTGAGCTTTAGATTTTAGATACCGAATGGTGTAATGGTAACACATCGCCCTTTGGAGGCGAGTTTCTAGGTTCAAGTCCTAGTTCGGTAGCCATCTCTATTCGCCTTTAGTAATCCCAAATGTCGCATTCTGCCACATCCGCACCTGATTGCTACAAAAGTGCTTTATAGACCCATCCTCGCTCATACAAACTGTCCATACATCATTCTCAAACATCCCACTACTCTCCACATAGATCGCATACCCATCACCCATAGGAGTAATTACAGGCATCGGCTTCCTAAACTCGTGAATCATTAAGAAACTCTTATCTGAACAACTGAACCATTCCGATAAAGTTGACCAATAGCTACACCACCAGAGGCGGCGGCTGAATCATTAGCATAAGAAGTAGATGCCGCTAAAACTGGTAAAGATATATTACCAGACTTTACTAATGTTCCACCAGAATTAACACCAAGAACAAACTCTATAATATCAGCATTAACCTCTTGCAACGCTGGTAACAAAACAGGAGCCGTAGCACTACCATCCCCCCACCTAGTAACACTCCCATCATATACAAGCCAACTAGGATTCAAGGGAACCGTAACCCTAGCAATTTGATTCCCATTCAGCCACACAAGCGGCCCTACACCCTGCGATACAGGCGGGATTATACTAATAGGTACACTAGGAGGACATGGCATAATGCCAATCCTTTTACTTCAAGAACGTCAGCTTGTAAAGCGTAGAATCAATCAACTCCGCAATACCATCAACCAAATTCTGAATCTCACTAGCCCCTCCCAACACTCCCCTATTCTCCTCCAAAACCATCTTCAAATACATCACAAATACCAAAGCATCCTCATGCTCACTCAACTCCACCATCTGATCAGGATACTCCACCAACTCTCCATTCCTACCCTGCCACGCCTCAATAACCCCATCAACCAAATCAGGCAACTCACTATAAAACTTCTGCAAAGCCTTATGCTCCGAATAACTCCGACTCCTCAAATGCAATACATGACCAATCGTCGCCGCATTCAACAAAGTAATAAGTAGTTCTCCTGCTTTCATATCCAACCACCCTATGCCAATCATGTCTACACCGTCAACACATTCTTATCTCATGTCTAATCCCCACCACTATCTATACATAAAAGAATCTTTTAATAAAGGAAATTCCCTAAACTAGATATTTTTTTGTAGGCTCCTATACGCACATACGCTGGCGTGGGGAGGTGTGGTGGGGTGGGCCACCACCCGTAAGAGATTCCTTGGGAAAGCATTCTTGCTATCAATGCCTGCTGTCCTACAACCTATGTCTTCGCATCATCAGGGACTACCTCGGCATCAATCACCATAGCAGGATGAGGAAGCTGACCAACCGATACAGCTTGTCTCGCATCATCAAGTGCCTGACCTTGCGCTGGTGTCTTACCTAGTGCGATGATGAGAGTAAACGGATTACTCACCTGCGGAGAACGATCAGCGAAGTTATCTCCTGACATCTTATTATCCAGTTCCAATGCTCTCAACTTATCAACAACCTTGATCTTCCGCTTAACGTTCCCGCTTGTGTCCACCTCTTCGCTCACTTCCTGCGCCAGATCACTCGACGCTCCCACCTGATCCACACTTGTCCGAACGCATCGGGCAAGATAGGAACGCTTCTCTGCAAAGGTAAGAGCATCTTGTCGAAACGCTTTCTCCTTCAACCTTGCAACGTAGGCTTTCACTCTGTCTTGTCGAAGTAACTTGCAACCATAGGATGACAGATCCTCTAACTTTCCAGACGTTGTAGAATATCCTGCTCTTCTAACAGATTCAGCGATGGATAAGCCCTTTGTAACGTAGTTGTCGACAAACTTCTTTTGTCTGGTGTTAAGTGGTCTGCTCATGTTGAGGGGCTTTTTACCTAGTCGAACTCACCTTGTCAATCGAACTGGGCTAGTCAATCGAACTGGACTTTGTAAGTCAATGAGCCTTCAGCGAAAAGCCTCGAAGAAGCAGGAAAGGGGGGTTTGATGAATGAGTGATTATACTG